CCAAAGGGGTTTGTCTGTCGGCTTTTATGACTGCGAGGGGTTCAGCACCTTTGGGACAATTGGCTTCCGCCTGTTCCATTACTTTGTAGATTGCGAAGCTTTTGTTGCTCTTGCATTCTACGGAGTAAGGAAAGAGTCTCCTGGCGGCAGGGGATAGCATAATATCCTCTCCGTTTTGCCCCATTCCAGTGGAACGGACATCATCAGGTTCTAACTTGGGGAACCTTCCCAGGATTTGATCTCTAACCCACTGTTGGTGGCGTCTACCCTTAGCCTTTGCAGACTGAGGTTTGATAGGCATTAGTCCTCGCTAACGTACCATTTGAATGGTGGATTGACTGCCGTACTCTCAGGCTGCGCCTTGTACTGAACACCGGGGTAGCAGGAAGTTTTGAAGTCACACATGCCGCAGTTATCTTTACTGAGATACTTACGTCCTGTGAGATTTCTCTTATAACTATCCTCAATGGGATCAAAACAACGCTTGAACGGGGCATCACTGTCTAGAGTTCGTACCGTAGACTTCAGCTTGTCTAGAACAATCTTACGTTCTGATGGGCTATTGTCTGCGTCTACAACCATAACTTCGCCATTAGATTTGTTTACTACAATCCAACCGCCAACAGGTATGCTCTGCGCTTCTGAGTAGGCCATAAGTTGACCAACGTAACCAAAGTTATCGGACTTGCGTAAGCCACGATATCCTTCGCTCCACTTATTAGCGAAAGCCCAGGGGGAACACGACTTCACATCAAATTCTTTACCGTCGATTTGAACATCGTCCTCGCCCTTAATAGTTACGCCCTCAAGATCTAAAGAAACCTTTGCCTTACCACCTGTGATATTAGCATCCGCCACTTTTAGTATGAGTGTCATAATCTCTTCGATCATGTATCCGTGCAGCATCTGCATTACAAAGTGATAAGGTTTTCTAGAAGGTTCGGCCCCAGACTTCTGCCTTTGCAGGACACACGCTGGTCTACCAACATTTGACCCACGAATTCGGAAATCTTTTGATCTAGGGGTGAGGCTTTTCTTTAGTTCCCGTTTGATATTTTCACCAACCGCATCAATCCATTCATCCTTAACAACCAGATCGTCGTATTCGTCGTTAGACATACGATCCATCGTCATGTGAATGAGTTCTTGCAGCATTAGGCCACGTCCTCATAGTCAGCATCCAGGCTTTCATGCATCTGGTCTAGGACTTGAGAGGCTTCTGCTTCGTAGACATCACCTTTAATTGCTTTGTAGTACTCCCCATCAACGTAAGCATTTTCGTCATCTATGATTTGCTTAATCATTGTAATGGTATCAAAAATATCCTTATCGATAGGAAGCGGTGAACCGAAATCAGGGGAGTACTCAAAAGTATAGTAAGCCTTGCCCGTGGCAGCACTTTTCCTACGTTTCGTTACCACACCAAGGGCAAAGTTCCACATACTAGATCCACGGGGAATCTGTTTTAAAAACTGTGTTTCAAAAGGAGAATATAGCCTACCCTTTTCGTCCAGGCGATAATTATTCTGCCCCTTTAAGCGCATCAATACAGGATGATTTTCATAAGTTTTTTCTTCACCTGAAGAAGACACCCCTGTGTAAGACACTAGGCCCCGTAGTTGTCTTTCATTTTTTACACCTGAATACTTTTTTCTCTGTTCTTCCGTCATGTCCCGCATCTCTTTGGAACTAGGTTTTCCGCAACGCAGTGTACCTTTCGTATCCCGTGCTTCCTCGAAAAAATCTGTAAGTAAACGGCTTTTGCATGCCATCTTCTTTTCTTGAGCATCATACAAAGTATACTGATGCATCTGGCTCAACGGACGAAACGTGAAAGATTTTGCGTAAAAGTATTTTTTATCGCTGCCTTTCACGAACACATGGCCCAGATCTAGACGGGTTCCACTATCATCTTCATCCTCGTAATTTATCTTTAATTCATCCATAATGACTTTTGAATTTTCTACGCCTGATGCGCCAAGTTCTTTTGCCATTGCTGCGAGGTCTGCTGCCTGTACTGTTGTTAGGTCACCCATTGGTGTCTCCTTTATTATTGAGTTTATAATGTACCATAGTTAAGCACCATTAATCAAGTGGTATCTCTTCTTGATCCAGCCAATTAGGCCCTACCGTCATTTCTACATCCAGAGGCAATACAGGCTTATAATCAAAGCGTTGCTCCAATTCTTCACCTACATTTGCCATAGCTTCGACCAAAACTTTTTTTACCTGCGTCAATTCATCTGGGTGGCAATCCACTACAATTGAGTCGTGTACCGTTAAAATGAGTTTCGACTTCAGGTTGTGTTTCTTAAACAGCCTAAAAGCACGGATACAGGCCAGAGGTACTATGTCCCCTGTGGCAAATCCTTGGATCGGATAGTTGACTACTTGAGTAGCATTCGTAACACGACCATTCTTCAGTCTACGGGCATTAGGCCAGTAGTACTGTCTACCACTAGGCGTCTGGACTATGCCGTTCTTAACTACCCCATCCATAAGACGTTGCTGGTAAGATTTTAGACCTTTGTAGATCACAAAGAATTCGTCGTAATATTTCTTCTCATGTTCCGCTAGACCTGACCCTTGCGAACCATATAGGGGAGCAAACGTATGAAATTTTACTTGGGCACGAGTTTCTTTGGTTACTTCTCCGGCAGGTATCCTGTGAATGATAGAAGCTGTCTGCTTGTGAATGTCCTTACCATTTAGAATATCCTCAATAATCTGGGGATCTCTAGATACTTCTCCAGCAACACGAAATTCCAAACCTGAGTAATCAAATTCAACTATTTTGTAGTCAAATCTAGACACCATAGCTTTACGAACAGGGAAGCCTCTTTTCGGCATATTTTGCAGGTTAATATTAGAAGAACTAAGACGCCCGGTTGCGGTTATGCACTGGTTAAAGTTCGTGTGTATTAATCCGTTAGGACGGGTCCATGTTTCGATGCCTTTAACGAAGCTAGTTAAGTAGGTAGACACTGCCGAAAGCCTACTAATCTTCGTAAGGAACTCTACCGCTAGGTCATTGTTCTTACTTCTAGCATGAGAGATCAAAAGCTTTATTGTGCCTTTGTCAGTTTTAAAACCATTCACGGAAGCATACTGAGGACCAAGAGGACTTATCTTCAGCCCCGCCACCTTGCCAGTAGGATTATAGAAAGCACCGACCCCCACACATGAGGGACACTTAGACAAGTTTTTATATGGGTCACCAGGAACTTTGTAGGTGACCTTATTCTTTGTCCGGGTTTTCTGTTTATACTTCTGTACCAGACCCCGACCATCACACTCTGGGCAGCAAACAACAGAAGTTTTCTGGATTACTTTAGTGTTTGAACGCACCGCAGTATTAAACTCTGCTATGCTCATACGAGGAGGTGGAAGAGGTTTACCTTCAGCGTTTGTGCCGATGCGGAAAGTCTGTATATGGTAGTCCCTGTTAACTACCTCTCTGCTATATATAAGTTTAGATACATCTGCTCCTGAATTTAAATTGATTGGGGTATCCCCCATAACAATTTCTACGATCTCTTCCAGGCGTTTACTTAGTTCATCATGCTCTTTCTGGAACTGCTCACCGATAGATGAAAGTTCTTCTAAATCTATCTTTACCCCATTAGTCTCACACTCAACCAGAAACTCAAGCATCTCATTCATTAGGACAACAATAGGTTTTAAGGATTTATTTTCCTCTGCCTCGAAAGCATCCATCTGTGATAGGTACACCCCAGCACATGATCTAACATCCGCCTCTGCATATGGAATTACAACATCATCCAGAGGCATAGCTTCAAATCCGATGCCTGACTTAAACAGATCATCGACTAGTTCACTTTTCTTTTGCTCAATCATCCCCAGCCACCTCTGCGCTGGGCAGTTTCTTTCAAAGAAAGCTTAGTTCTCTGGCCTTTAGACAGGATATATTCGTTGATCATTGTGCAACGTATTGTAGGAGGGATAGGCATACCCATAGCCTTTAGCCACAAGACATCGAACTTAGCATTATGCGCCACTAGCACGTCAGCTTCTTGCAGAGCTTTACGCAAAGGTTCAGGGCTGTCAGGCACATCCTGTTCATTATGATGAAAGACAAGATTAGTTACTTCATCAACGGTGTCCCACCCTATCCATCCAAAGTGCGCTGACACGCATTTGTTCAGCGGGTTGAAGGGACTGTTGTCTATCTTGCCATCGAACCGTTGGACGGTGGTTTCCAGATCTAATACGAGGGTTTTATTCATATGTTGAACCCCGATAACTTAGATACAATCTTTGATTGAACGGAGATCAAACGCTGGATTAAAGAAAACTGTTCGTCCAATAGAATTTTAATCTCAGGGGCTTTTGTTTTCTGATACTCTGCTTTGTTCTTCTCAAGCATTTCATAGAATTCTTTTAGGTCTGTTTCATTAAGCATCCGCTGACCCCCGCAATCTGTGAAGTAGGTCCATAGTGTTACCGTAGGGATACCACCAACCATTTCCCCCTATAACCGACCATTTTTTAACTACTAAGCTGACAAGGTATTTTTCATCTATCCGTATTTTTCCTCCCCAATAATCCACTCCTTCCCCGCCAAGCTCCATAAACTTATGCAGGGTTTTTAGTTTGTGTAGATTTTTACTAGCTGTCTGATTGTAACTAGTGTCACTTAATTTAAGCCTGTGTGCTTCATGTATGGCGTCTTTTACATCTTGAAGAGTGCAGCCAGGATTTATCATAATGTTCTCCCGTAAAATTTAGTGCGGTAGCTTTCGTCATGGCGGTCAAATAAATACCAACATGCGTTGTCTTTTCCTGTGGTGTTATCGAACCACTTTACCCGACCAATACTCACTATTTTGCGTAACCTAGGCAGGAACGGTATGGATTGCTTTGTGTGAATCCAATCCGCATCGAATAGCAGCCAGGTAGGTCTAAGGTTGGAAAAGGTTTCTATCATGGGGTGTAGAATAGATCTTTCCCAGGGCGGGTTGGTCACTATAACATCCGCATTCTTTAGGTGATGCTCCTCAATATTAAGGGCATCCAGAGTAATTATCCCAAGCCTCTGAGGCTCCAGATCATAGGCACTTACGCAGTTCATATCCATAGCCAGTAGGCAACGGATCAATGCCCCATCCCCCGCACAGGGTTCACAAAACGTCTGGATATCCTGCATGAATGGTCTGATAGGTTCAGCCGCTTCTATAGGCGTCCTATAGTAATCACGGGGCTTACGTTCAAAGTTAGATCGTTTCCCCATCAGTCTACATACCTTGTTATTTCGGCCTGTAGATTGCAGATGATTTGACCATGCCAACCTGATAATTTGTTCTTGGAGATTTGTAGGAACCTAGTGGGATCAGGGCCATCATCATCCTCCCCAGAGGATTTACCCACACCACAAATCAGATCTGCTTCCGCTGCCTTACCAGTGCGGCTGTTCTCCATCATAGAGAAGTCTAGGCGTACACGTCCCTCTGCTTCCGCACTTGCCTGGGATACAGCGATGATACCGCATTCATGCCGTTTAGCTAATTCTCTAGCTTGTCGGTATATTTCACGAAGCTTTTCATGTGTACCACCAAACTGACCCGATATGTTGACTTTATCAAGTTGATCCACCACCAGGATATCAGGCTTGATACGGGCGACATACCCATCCAACATAGTCATATCCCATTCCTGGGCGTCTTTCATAATTAAACGATCACGAATTGCGAGGTAACGGCTTGAAGCTAAATCAGGGTTAGCTTGTATATCTGTTGTGGTCATTCCTGTGAATGATTGTATCGCCCGTAGCTTCGTGCGCCGGGTTGCTTCCTCGTTACCAATGTATAGTACCTTCGCACCTTGCTGACAGAAACCATCTGGAGCAGAACATAGGCTAACAGCTAGGGCGCTCTTACCTGTTTCAGGTCTGGCGAAGATAATCATAAACTCACTAGGGCCTAGTCCGTATACATTCCTAGAAAGCTGATTGATGTTAAATTTCCATCGTGACTCATCACTTGCTTGTGCGAGTAATTCATGCAGATCATCTGTTGTCGGCTCACCAAAATCGTCTGGAAGGTAGTCTTCTGAGGTGCGCTCAATCAGGCTCTTCAGTTTAGCCATTGCATCCACATGGCCTTCAGCCATTTGAATACCTAAGTTGGTTACATCCCGGCCTGTCTCTTTGCGCCAGAGATCCCCAATAACATCCCGTGCTATCTCTTGTGTCAGGGGTGTTTGCTGCCGCACTTCCGCTAACGTATCAGCAAAGTCTTCTTTCTCAGAAACTGTAGCTACGGGGTTGTTGGTGGCCCAGATTGCTAGGATGTCGTTAGTATTAACATCCTGATCATATTTATCCTGTGCCTGGGCAATGGTTTTATAAACCTCTGCATTGTTACCTGTGAATAGTGACTGCCTCATTTTTGTTTTATTTGCTTGATAGAATTCTGAAGACAGTAGCGTCTTCAACAATGCTTTATCCATGTTTGGCCCTTTCTAGCTAGCTGTAGCGTGATGCCACAATCACTGTATAGAGGACCATAGTAATGGTAATCAAGATAAAAAAAGACCCCAGGTAAAACCCAGGGCCTTAATGTAGATTAAACTGTTTTGTTACAGTTATTTATGTCTGACGAAATTTCATCTTCTTTAAGTCAGGTTGGGTATCCCCTCTGCGCTCACGCATATCCACTGTGCTA